GGTAAGATTCAAGGATATACCTATACAAATGAATTTGCCGAAACTATTTTAGATAATATGGTTGGTAATGGTTCTCAAACCATAAAAAAAGTAGAACAGGCGCCATTGTTTAAACCAGAGGATAACGTTCAATATCCTTATGGAGCACCAAATAATAGTGATTTTTATCAATCACGTGTAAACCCAGGTATGATATCAAATAATGTTAAACCTTTTGAAACTATAAATGTAGGTCCTGGATTAAATCAAGGTTATTCTACTGCCGGAAGTAATGGATTTAATTCGGGAATGGAAGCAAGAGATTCATGGTTACCTAAAACAGTTGACGAGTTACGTGTAAACACCAATCCTAAATTAGAATATACCCTTAATAATTTAGAAGGTCCTGCCAATTCTCAAATTAAAAATTTAGGAATAATTGGTAGAGTTGAAAAACAAAAACCCGACACTTTTTTCTTTAATACTCAAGATAGATGGCTTACAACAACCGGAGCTGAAAAAGGCGAAACATTAAGACCAATACAAGAGATGGGTGCTGTAAAAAGAAATAATAATTTATCAAATTATAAGGGACCTGCCGGAAGTATAGAAGCCCAAGCAGGAGTTGCTCCCACAGAATATGAAATGTCAAAAAGACACGTATTAAAATCCAAAGATGTTACTCATTGTGTCGCAAAAGGTAAAGGTCCTATTAATGACATTGAAAACTTACATAAAAGTCATACAAATTATAAAAATCATCGTTCAACCGTAAATCAACCGGAAACATTAAGAAGTGGATTTGGAGGCGCAATTGGCGCGGTGATTGCTCCATTAATGGACATATTAAAACCATCAAGAAAAGAAGAAACAGTTAATAGTTGTAGAGTTTATGGAGAAGCGTCCTCTAATGTTTCGAAAAGTTATGTAATTAATAATAATGATATAACAAATACGACTGTAAAAGAAACAACCTTATATTCTCCAAATTTTTATATAAATAATCAAAAAGAAAGTATCTACGTAAACAATTATTTACCAACCGAATTAACCCAAAGAGACACGACTAATTGCGAAACTATTGGTAATGTTGGTGGGTTATCTACCCAAAATGGACCAATGGTTTATTCTGCCGCATATAATCAACATAATAATGATATTAAATCGCAAACTATTGATAACAGACCTAACCAAGGAGGAACCCAAGTATTTAATCAATCAATGAACGTTTCCATAGCAAGACAAGATTCAGATAGGTATAATAATCGTTTATTTACACCATCATCCGTAATAAAACAACCACCAACAAAAGAAAATTACGGAAGTATTAAAACTCCTCAAAGTTATGACCAGAATAAAATTGGATGTGACCGAATACAAGGGGACCTATTACAAGCATTTAAAAATAATCCGTATACACATTCACTAACTGACTCCGTATAATTATTATAATCGTAAATATTAAAATATAAAAACATTATTTTAATATTAATAAATCAATGATTAATATTCATAATTCTATAACAGAAAAGTTGGAATACTTTCGAACCATACATAAAATACCAAACATTATATTTCACGGACCATCCGGATGTGGAAAAAGAACAATCGTTCATAATTTTGTTAAAAGCATATATGATAATAATAAAGATAAAATAAAATCTTTTGTGATGTATGTAAATTGCGCGCACGGTAAAGGAATTAAATTTATAAGAGAAGAACTTAAATTTTTTGCGAAAACGCATATTAATTCAAACGGAGGTTTTACATTTAAAAGTATTATTTTGTTAAACGCAGATAAATTAACTATGGACGCACAATCCGCATTACGCAGATGTATTGAGTTATTTAGTCATAACACGAGGTTTTTTATAATTGTTGAAGATAAATATAAATTATTAAAACCGATACTTTCGAGATTTTGTGAAATATATGTACATGAACCTGTTTATAATGGAACAACTCTTAATTTATATAAGTATAATTTAAATGAAACATATCAGACAAAGAGCATACACAATTTAAGAATCGAATGTTTAAAAAAAGAATTAATAAAAACAGAGGAAGGAATAATAACCGGAATAAATATAATTGAGTTGTCTACAAAATTATACGAAAAAGGTTATAATGGTTTGGATATTATTAATTTAGTTGAAAATCCCAAGTTTTTAAGCATACCTGCTTGTAAGCGATATGAATTATTAATAGCGTATAATAAAGTAAGAAAGGAATTTAGAAATGAAAAGGTATTAATGATATTTATTTTAAACTTCCTATTTTTAGAAAAAAATTACAATTTGGAAAATATTTCATTTATGTAATTTATTGTTAGTTAAAACCAAATAAAATTAAAATACAATAATATTATGGATGATTTTAACATAAGTTCACTTCACGAATCTAAAAACGAATGGTGTGCCAGGTTAATTACTATTCTAACCCCTTTTATTATTGAAGGGTATAAATCGATTTTTGATGAATCCTACAAATTATGTAAAGAGAATAACGAACAAAATAAGTATTTGATGACCTTTCAAAATTTCATATCTAGAGTTCCAAAATGGAACCCTTCAATTATTGAACAAGAAAAAAAACGAATCAGTGAAAAAAGCGGTTGTAATTATTTAGAAGATTTAGTAACTTGCGTACATATTATTCAACTTAAAATTTTAACTAGTATGCGCGCTGGAAATAAACAAAAAAAGATTGATATTACTATTCCCAAACTTGAAGAATTTATTCATAAAATATATATTAATGTGGCAAGGAAAATTTATAAAAACGTATATTTATTTGAAATAAATATCACACCTTTACAAATTCAAAAATATAATAGAGAAATGGAAATAATAGTTCAAGAATGTATTTTAAATACTATAAGAGACAGTATTCCAGTTGAATCTATTTTAAAAGCATATATGGATGAAACAATAGAAGAAGAAGTAATTGAAGAAATCAAAGAACAAGTAATTGAAGAAGAAGCTCCCGAAAATAATGTCTCTAGCAATTTACAATCAACCAGCAAAACAACTAGTGAACCAATTGCTGAGACACCCCAACATAGTAAATTAACATTTAATGATACAGATTATACGCGAGACTTAAATAATAACGATAGTAACGTAAACGCACCAAAAACAATTGAACGACTAGAAGAATTAAGCGAGTATAGAAATAAACAACGACAATTAGAAAGCGACGATGATGACGATGATGTTATTAAACTTAAGATTTCGGACCAAGATATAAATTTAGACTCTTTTGACATTAATAATATAGATGAACCAGAAACCAATTTACCCGATTTATTAATTGATGACGTTGAATTGTTAGAATAATTTAGTCAATTCGTAAAATACAAAATAAGATTATGAGATTTCATTTTAAAATGAATAATATTTTTGTATTTGCTACAATAATTTCCATCGTTTTTTTTATTTCAAAGTTTATTGAAATGAGATTTGTAGAAAAAGAAAGCAAACCTTTAAAGTTATTAATACGCGACACCTTATTAGTATATTTTGCGGTTATTGTTGGAAATTTTTTAATTGACCAATTAATGCCGGTCATGAATTTAACTGATAGTATGCGTGCTCCAGTCGTGTTTACGGATAATCCAGAATTTTAATTATTCTATCCGATAATTTCTTCATTACCGATATTTAATACCTTTGGTGTCAACTCATAAAAAATAGAATGATGAACATACCTCTTTCTTATCACATAAAAATACCATTGACTAAAAGAATAATGGTAACAATAATTGTCAAACCAATATTCCGCATAATTCGGGTCGAAATCTTTCTCATAAAAATTTTTTATCAAATTATTAATTATATTTGATAAAAAATGTTTTTCTCTAAAACTTAAGATTATATTTATTATTTCAAACGGTAAATCGCGCATTATTATACTATTATATAGTATACTTTTTATATCATTTATGCTGTAAATATAAATGATGTTAAATTAAAATAGGCAACGTATCAATATTAAAAATAGTTTCATTTTTAGGTATTTTTTTATGACTGATACTAAACGAACTAAATTCTTTTCTTTCAAGTTGTGCTTGCGGAGTATGATTATGAACGTGTCTTGCGATCATTTTATATAATTTAAAATCAGGATACCGTTCCATTCCATTATTTTTATAAAGTAGATTTACACCCCTATCATCTAAACACCACTCAACAATTAATTTAACTATAGGGTCACATTTTGTCAAATCTTTAATTTCATAAATATCATCTACTACATAATCAAACATAGAGCACGCGAGTCGACACAAATCAAAACTAAAATTTGGTTCTAATCTTGGTTTATTTTCGTTAAAATATGGTTCGGTATTATATTGGGTTGATGCGTCCCCATTAGTATTGAAACTATCACTACAAAATATTTTATTATTAAATTTATAAATACTTCTACCAAAATCTATAATTTTAAATATCTTTCCAAAGGTTGGAACCTTATAGTATTTTTTATTATAGCAATAATATAAATATTTTATTGTCGTGTTATTATACATAACATTATTTGTGTGTAAATCATTGTGTGTTAACGAAAACACCTTTTGGTAAGTAATTAAAATCATTATAATCTGCATCAAATACGCGAACCATTCCTCTTCGCTTAATTCGTTGTTTAAAATGTAATCATCAAACGTATTTTCAATTTGTTCCATACAAATGACCAAAACAGGGAATTTATAAATAGTAACTTCAACATCTTCGCCAGATGATTCACTACTATACGTATTATCTGTTGTCGATTCTGCGTCATCGTCTTCTTTACACATATTTTCGTCGGGTTCGTTGTCAACAGGTTGAGGTTCTGTATCTAAATTGTCATGTTCTTCGCTAATTGTGCTAGAAGTATGAGAACTCCTAGATGAAAACGTCGAACTTGTTTTTAAAGTGGTTGTTTTATCCTTTTCAGTAATTAATTTAGAATTTGTTATGTCGCATAAATCTAACGTATATGATTTCACATCATCTAAATCGATATGCGTTTTTTCAAAAACATTTTCAAATAATTCGTCATCGATTGATTTTATCGAAAAGGTTGATTTTAAACTAGATGTGTAATCTATCATTATTGGTATTTTTTTATTTGGTAACAAATAATCGGGATTATTTATATTAAATAGTATGTTTTGTTGTTTAATAAAATAATCAGACTCACTCAAAAAATCAATATCATCCGTTACATTTATTTTATAATTATTTTTAATTGATAAAAAAGAACCGTAATAATCAATACCGTGTAAAAAAAAATACGAATTTTTTAATATACAAGATAAAAATACAAAAAAACTGTCGACATATGCCGAATTGTTCACATCTAAAAATTTCGGGTTTACTGTTTTAATGGTAGATTGTAAATTTGGTAAATTAAATAATTCGGTTTCAGGGGAGTTATACTTACCAATTAAATATTTATATGGATCTAACAAAGGAGCAAGTTTAAAAAACACGAGTGTATCTGTTTTTATTTTATTTGTAAACGTGTTCTTTATAGCACAGGAATATAAATATTCGTTATCTGGTATATTTTCTTTAACATTTAATAAATACCACGGATTATTTAAATTAACGTTTAAATAATTAGTTTCGTTTAAACTAAAAAACCGTGTATAGATTGGAATATAATTTTGGGTTTTAGAAAGAAACAACATATCTTTTTGTTCTAAAGTTTCTAAAATTTCCTTGTTTTTTCTTTTTTGATAATTTATCGTAAACATTATAATAGATTAAATAATATATAAATAATCCATTTTTTTAACTTATAATACTTTAATATAATAATGCGTATTATTTTACAATAAAAAAAATAAAATATATATTATGTCATTAGAACTTAAAAAATTTGATATGAAAAGTATATCGTTTAAACCGAATGAATCAAAAGGACCTGTAATTGTTTTAATTGGAAGAAGAGATACAGGTAAAAGTTTTTTAGTTAGAGATTTATTGTATTACCATCAAGACATCCCAATAGGAACCGTGATTTCAGGGACAGAAGAAGGAAACGGGTTTTACGGGAAAATGGTGCCTAGATTATTTATTCATAATGAATATAATACTGCTATTATTGAAAACATATTAAAACGACAACGTTCAGTTTTAAAACAAATCAAAAAAGAAGTCGAAACTTATAGAAAAAGTAATATTGACCCCCGAACGTTTGTTATTTTGGACGATTGTTTATATGATAACGCATGGACACGCGATAAAATGATGAGATTATTATTTCTTAATGGTCGTCATTGGAAACTTATGTTAATAATTACTATGCAGTATCCTCTTGGTGTCCCTCCAACTCTTCGAACAAACATTGATTATGTATTTATTTTAAGAGAACCTTACATAGCAAATAGAAAACGAATTTACGAAAATTATGCGGGGATGTTTCCAACCTTCGAATCCTTCTGTCAAGTAATGGACCAATGTACTGAAAATTACGAATGTCTCGTTATAAATAATAATGTTAAATCTAATAAATTACAAGACCAGGTTTTTTGGTATAAAGCAGATAGTCATAACGATTTTAAACTTGGGTCCAAAGAGTTTTGGGAATTATCAAAGGGTATAAACTCGGATGATGAAGATGAAAAATATGACCCAGACAGTTCGAAAAAACGAGGTGCGGGACAAAAAATAAGTGTAAAAAAAACATCAAAATGGTAACCGAATTTATGATTCATTCACACACATGGTTTTAAATTTATATGAATTTTAGAATAGTGATAACTCGTTATTCCAATACATACCGTCTCCTTTTTTTACATTATATAACGCTTTAAATATGTCAATTCTAGATAACGGAATATTAACCCTATATTCATCTAAAGCATGCGGGTTTCGAAATATTCTATAATTAACAAATTTTTTTTTGGTTTTTTCTTTTAGATAACTCGCAAAATATAAGAAAAAATTTCTGAATATTTCTTTTCTAAAAATTAAAGGTAAATTTTTTTTATCTTGAAAATCTTGTAAATATTCACAACAAATATTAATGGCGTTTATATCCGAAAAATTTTCGGACATACTCATATCTGAAATGTTCAACGGTTGTTTATCTCTTTTTGAAAAAACAATATATTGTTTAATTATATTTTCTTTAATTTGTAAATATACTTTTTTATCATTCTCGGACCACCAGTCCTTCAAATTTCCGTTATAATCATATTTAGAACCCGTAAAATCTAATGCGTGTGATAATTCGTGTGCCAAAGTAAATCCAATATTTGCTAAATTATATTCCAACTCCCCCGCCTCTAAATCTATAAATGGTTTTTGAATAAATGCCATTGGAACAAATATTTCATTTTGTAAATGGTTATAACTGGCGTTTACGTCAAATACTTGTAAATTTACGAAATTAAAAGGTCTTGACGTCCAATCCATAATCGGTAAATTAACAATTGGTTGATTGATTAATCCAATTAATTGGTTATATTTCCATTCATTAATTCTTAATAGATTTCCCCAAATATCATTATTTATAAAATTTAAATCTGGGTCCAAACTATCATCATTTTTAATACCTACACTTATTTTTAAAAAACTTAATTTTAATAATGCCGATTTTTTACTTGTGAGACTCATCCATTTATTGTTTTTTATTTTCCGATATAATAATTGTTTTAAATCAACAATAATATTTTTTATATAATTTGTTGAATATTCATTTTTATATTTTTCAATATATAATTTTGATAATAAATTATTATATGGTATTAATGTTAATCTAATCGCATTTACATTTTTATCATATGGTTTTGATTCACCTTTTAAAAATAATATGTTAAAATCATCGTATTCTTTTTTAAAGTCAGACGTAAATCTTACAATTTGTGTAACGTATAACAATATCCAGTAATTACGCCATCTTGGTGTATTCCAATTGTTTAACATTAATTCAGAAACCTTTTTAAAATAGTTTAGATTTGGGACTATAAAAAAATCAGGAATATTTATTAATCCGATTTCCTTTGCGAATTCATCGAAATTGAAATTATAATGTTTTAATGAATCATGTTTATTAATTTTATTATATGTCGTTTCATTCGTTTCATTCGTTTCATTCGTGTCATAAAAACAATTTATAATTTCAGTTTGAACTTCTATAAACGTTTGGGCGTCCAAATTAAATTTATTATTAAATATTTTATTTACCATTTCTGATAAATATTTTTTATAGTTATGAAGTATATTTTTATTATAGTCTACATTATTATTAATAAAAACACTTAAATCTATAGGCAAACGTATTGGTTCTAAATAAGTGCTATATATAGATGTATTTAACTCGTCAGGTTTTATTTCAAAAAAAATAGGCGACCCGTTGGATTCCACCATTTTATTTTTACATATAAAAGCTAATAATTTCCATAAATTATTTTTTAAAGGTTCTTTCAACAATTTATCAATTATATGTACACATTCCTTTATATAATTCATACTGGTTGATAACGATAAATAAGTCTGTGAAGATTCATAAAACTCCTTCATATTTATGATTTCCTTTGATGTTGAATTAGACTTACTAATTTGATTAAAAATATCAATTATCTCGTAAAATACCTTATTTTGAATTAAACTAAATGAATCTATTTTTGAAATATATTTTTGGTTATTTGTTAACTTAACATTTGTAATCCACGATTCGTTCACATATTTATAATAATTGTCGTATGGTTTAATTGTTGGATTTAGTTTTAAAAATTTAAAAAAATGTGCGTCGTAATCTGAATTTAATTTATTTAATTTGATTAACTCTTTAGTTGTGTTATTTCGTTCAAAACTATTATAAATTAATACGTTACTCCCACATACTTGTTGTTTTTCATAATCTGTTAATTTTTTACGTGTTATATTTTTTTTAATATACAAAGATTTTTTTATTGATGTCATTTATATATTCAAATATATTTTTTTATAAGATTTCTTTTAATTTATAATACATATAATCAGATTGTTTTATGTCATAAATCTTTTGAAAAAAATGTAATCTAGATAAAGCAATATTTATAGCATATTCATTAATCATATATGTTATATTTATATATTTATCAAAGAACCCCATACCAAATATTTTTTGTTTAAATAAATAAGTAATAAATATATAAAATTCGATATTTTTTTGTTTAACTATAATATATCGTAATTGCTGATTTCTATGATAATCATTTAAATATGTTTGACAAATAGATATTCCATTAATAACTGATATTAGGTCATCAATTATAAGACTTGTATCCACTCGTATATTGTCTCGTGCGGCAAATACTTCATATTGTTTTCGTATTTTGTTACTAAAATTTTCATATATAATATAATCATCATCATTCCACCAATTATTTAAATTACCATTATAATCATATTTTGAACCGGAAAGTCCAATTGATTCATACATTTTTTGGGCAATTAAAAACCCCAAATTTGCTATATTATATTCTAATCCCATTCCGTCCAAATCAAAATAGGGACGCTGAATACAACATAACGGAACATATAAGGTATTTGTTATTTGTGAAAAATTAATAATTGGTTGAAATATCTGTTCTCCTCCAATAAATTCATACAAGTCCTTTGTCCAATCTACTACTGGCATATTTATAAGGTTCGCATTATTCAGTATTAAATCATTATTATGCTTATATTTGTAATATTCCTCAAAATTAGACCATATATCATTATTTAAATATTGTATGTCATAATCATCCATTAAGGTTAATGGTATTCCAACTATTATTTTTAAATGTTTAATACATAACAACGCATGTTTTTTAGCATACTCACTATGTAATGTGCTATTTAAAAGTCTATTATTAAATACAACCTTCAAATCATTTGTCATATTAGTTATTATTTGTATAGAATCTGTATTTGTATATTTGTCGATATATAATTCTGTAAATAATTTATTAAACGGAATTAATGTATAAATTATTGCCCGAATAGATGGGTCTCGAGTATGTTCGATTCCTTTATTGAACCTTAATTCAAAGTCACGCGATATTTTACGAGATTCGACATTAAATCTCGACAATGATTTAAAAATTATAAAATACCAAAAACCTTTCCATTTTTCCGTATTCCATTCAGATAACATTAAAGAGCAAACATTTTTCAAATAGTTTAAATCTGGTGTAATAAAAAACTCAGGAATATTATCACTACTATATCCAATTTCTTTAAAAAACTCATTACAATTAAATTTATATTTAATAAATGATTCTTCTTGTGAAACTAAGTTGTAATTGTTTTTATCATTTGTAAACTCCAAATTATTGTAGCACAAAAATATATTCTTAAAAATATCAAATATTGATTCAATATTAATATTATGGTCTTTACCTAAAAAAAAATCAAACAATTGTCTACAATAATCAATAAATCGGTTCTTATAAATTAATTTAAATTTATTATTACTATTATCATCTATATAAACTATATTATCTTTGTGGAAAAACAACGGGTCAATATAAACAGCATATTTTGTTGTATTTTTACCGTTTGGTTTAAGATTATAACATAAAGGAGCACCTTGTAATGATATAATCTTATTTTTATTTAACATAGCCAATAATTTCCATAAATTATTATTTATAGTATCTTTCCTGAAAGTATCAATAACATTTAACATCTTATTACTGTGTTGTTTTATCGATGAAACAGAATTTAATTTTTTAGCAGAATTAAAAAAATTAATTAAATTCTTACATTGTCGGGTTTTATTGTTCTTTATATAATTATAAAAAATATCTAAAATTTGGTAATTTATAGCATATTCTTGAGAAGTATTATAATTTATGTTAACATTTATATTTGCGTCTTGTATTTTAAAATTATTTATCCAATACTCATTTACATATTTATAAAAATTATTCTTTATCAAATCCGTATTTTTAATATTAATAAATTGTAGTAATCTATTGGTATCATAATTTTGAAAATAACCATTTTCAAAACTTGTATACCCTAATGTATTAGTTTTACAAATTGCCTCTTTTTGTTTATTTGTTAAAAACATATATTTTGATGTTTTATTTTTTGACTTTTTTCTATTTGTTTTAGTATTCATTATATATTAAAACAAATATTATTTATTTTCCATTCTTATTTTTTACCAGTAATAATATTATCCCCTTCAAATAATTCATTTGTTATATCGGATGTCAATATAACATCTTGTTCCTTAAGTTTATTTTCTTGCGTGTTAATATTATTCACTCCAATTAAATTTCCGGTATCATCAATAGTTTGGGTTAACTTATTTCCAGATTTTTCGGCATTTTTTATATTTTCTTCAATTGCCTTTTGTTTTGTATCCTTTAATCTTTGGTCGAATGTGTTCTTTGCGTTAGTTTCATTTTTGTTTTTTTCATGCATTAGTTGGTTTAATTCTTCTTCCATATATTCAACCCTTCCCGTTTTATATGATTCAGGGTCCCAAGGCATCCATAAACCAACAGGACCCACAAATACGTCGTGGTTTGGGTCTACCTCCCTTAACATTTTACACCTTAATTCTGCTTCCTCAATAGATGGATACACTCCACGTATTTTTAACCCTCTGGTGCTAGTTTGGAAGTTATGTTTAACACCAAATAATTTTTCTAATTCTTCCTCATTATTATCTAAAAATGTTTTATAATCATCTTCTATTTTATAAATCATAAGATTAGACCTTTCTTCATTAACAAACTCTTTAAAATCAGTCGTCAAATCCTCAAAGGTAAGTTTATATTTAAATGAAACGAAATTAAGAAATTGGACGAATTTTTCCATCGATTTGTTGAAATCCCATTTCTTTAGGAATTCCTCAAATAAAAAAATTTCTTTCTGTTTAAGAATCTTATCCGGAGAAATAAACGAAACACATACAAATTTTTGACAAGCAATTGGTTTATCTTCATCTAGCACATCCACATATTTAGGATTAGATTTTCCTCCCTTTAGTTTTCTTTCAAAAGTTGTTTTAGCAGTTTTCTCCTTGTAAGACATTTTATTAATTATTATTAACTATTTAAGTTTTTTAATATTTAATATATATTTTTTTCTTTTTAATTTATATAATGAACGGATTAGTTAATATTGGTGAATTAGTTAAACGAATGATTAAATATTTGGTCCAGGGTTTAATGATTGCGATTGTTGCTTATGCTATCCCAAAACGTTCCTTGGATATTCAGGAGATCGGGTTACTCGCATTAACATCAGCAGCAACCTTTTCTATTTTAGATACTTTCCTACCTTCAATGTCCTCTGCTGCTAACACCGGCGCTGGTTTTGGAATTGGCGCAAACTTAGTTCATTTCCCAGGTGGCAGGTTTTAAATACACATTTCTCTAAATAATATAATAATGCGATATATTTTACATTATTATATAGTTGGTATAAATTCCCAATTTAATTCTTTACATATTTGTTTCCAAATGGTATCTTGCTCTATTCTTTTTTCTTTATCTTTTAACATAGGATAATATTGTAAATATTGTGTTTCATTAAGAAGTTCACATAATTTATATGCTGTATAGTAGTAATTCAAAAAATTGACTCTATCACTCGGACAAAATTTAGAGTATGGAGACTGTAATTCTATAAACAAATTACATAGCGTTTCTTCTAATTCGGGAGACATAACTGGAGGTTTAATTCCTAATTTATTTTTTATAAATGGGATGTGTTCATAAAATTTGTTATAACCCAATTTTTTTAATATTTCTTTAGTTTTATTATTATTAATCTGAGATATATCAATTCTTTCCTTTTTTATTTGTAATTTTATATTTTCAATTATTTCTGGTGATATTTGGGTTGTTTCTTTTCCTTGAAATTGGGCAAGAATCTCCTTAAAATGATTTATTCTTTTATACGCATAAAAACAAACCTCTTTAGGAGGTTCTTTATAAGATGGTTTCTCATTTTCGATTAAATAAGGAATATTTCTTGAACAACAATTACAAATCAAAACCCCTTCATCTTCCATAGGGATTAATTCGCCTTTATAACAATATTTACATATATCTGTTTGATAAATAAACGAATTAATATCTAAAAAACTATCATCTATATTTCTCAAATATTTATTCACAATATTATTATCATTAAAACTATTTATCTCAGGTTTAGTAGTTTCATCAGTGCCTTTTATTTTAAAAAAATCATCCAAAATTTTATTTTTTGTGTTTATCTTTATATTTGGTTGAATTTCAGAAATATTTTTTTTATCCTCAAAATAATCAAATATATACTTTGAATTGTCCAAATAATAATCCTTTTTTTTATTTTTAAGGTCCTTAATTGTTTGGGTAATTTCAAGTATCTTATCTTTAATATCAAGAATTTGCTCGATATTTTCAGTTTTCTTCAAACTATTTAATAATTCCTTTTTTTCATTTTTTAAATTAGGTATTTTATCATTATCGTCTTTACAAAATTCAGTCAATATCTCTTTATGCTTTCCATCTAATGTTATTGAATCCTTATTATTGAACTTTATTTTTTTTGTTGTTTTTGGTTTAAAACTTGGCATTAAATTAATTATACCTTTTTTTTTAAACTTTATTTGTGTGAATATATTTTAACAAGTTAAAACATATTTTATGTTTTCTTTATTTTTATAAAATGGAATTAAATGTTAATTTAGAAAATAAAAAGCATAATAAATTTGATAAAATACAAATGCATAAAATGGTTCTCTTGTATAATGCTCTGGATAATGGTTGGTCTGTACACAAAAAAAACGATTCTTATATTTTTTCCAAGAATCATGAAGGAAAAAAAGAAGTATTTGTAGATTCTTATTTAATAGATTTTATTAAATATAATATGAATTTAAAATAAAATATAGACCCCTACATATATCGTGTCAAATTGTAAATACCCATATTTATGAGTTTAAACATTCAAACATTTAAATAATTAATTAATTAATTAAATTAAATATTTAGTTTTTTTTTCTTTAGCAATATTATAAAATGGGTGGTGGATTAATGCAATTAGTCGCTTATGGCGCACAAGACGTATACCTTACTGGAAATCCTCAGATTACTTTTTGGAAAGTAACCTATAGACGATACACCAACTTCGCAATTGAATCCATCGAACAAACATTTAACGGACAAGCCGATTTTGGTCGAAGAGTTCAGTGTGTTATCAGTCGAAACGGTGATCTTGCTTACCGCACCTATCTTCAGGTAACCCTTCCAGAAATTAACCAAAGTATGGGAAATACCAGTTATAACGCATTAGCAACTAATCACGGTGTTTATGCCCGTTGGTTAGACTTCCCAGGAGAACAACTTGTCGCACAAGTTGAGGTTGAAATTGGAGGTCAACGCATTGACCGACAATATGGTGATTGGATGCATATCTGGAATCAGCTTACTATGACTTCCGAACAACAAAGAGGATATTTTAAAATGATTGGAAACACCACACAACTTACATTTATCACCGACCCATCTTTTGCTGCCGTGGATGGTCCTTGTGACTCAACGGCACCTCGTCAGGTATGTGCTCCTCGTAACGCACTTCCAGAAACAACCTTATATGTTCCCCTTCAATTTTGGTTTTGTTCTAACCCAGGTCTTGCCTTACCTTTAATTGCTCTTCAATACCACGAAGTCAAAATTAATCTTGATATCCGTCCTATTGATGAATGCTTATGGGCTGTTACCACTCTAAGTTGTAATACTGGTATTGGAAACTCATCATCCAATCAGTTGTCTAGTGGAACTTCTGTTCCAGCATCTATCGCATACAATCAATCCCTTGTTGCCGCATCTCTTTATGTTGATTACGTATTTTTAGATACCGATGAACGCAGAAGAATGGCACAGAACCCTCATGAATACCTTATTACACAACTTCAATTCACTGGTGATGAATCCGTTGGTAGTTCATCCAACAAAATTAAACTTAACTTTAATCACCCTGTAAAGGAACTTATTTGGGTAGTTCAACCAGACCAAAACGTTGATTACTGTTCATCATTAACATGTGACGCCACTCTTTTTAAAGTTCTTGGTGCTCAGCCATTCAATTATACCGATGCTATTGATGCCCTTCCAAACGCAATTCACGCTTTTGGTGGTCCTCAATCTGTTGCCGCATCAAGCACATCATTCATCGACCAAAACGGATTATTCCATGACGCAGGAGCAATTGATGCCCTACCAAATTATTCCGGATATTGGAATGGATTAAGCGGTCCTTATACTCAACCAAACTTTGACGGAGCTTTGGATTCAACATCCACTTTCGGTATTGAATCATCTGTTTCTGATGCTGGAACTTTTGTTCTTACTGAAACCTCTATTGACATGCATTGTTGGGGACAAAATCCAGTTGTTACTGCTAAATTACAACTTAACGGACAGGACCGCTTCTCAGAACGTGAAGGAACATACTTCTCGTTGGTTCAACCTTACCAGGCACATACTCGTAATCCCGATGAAGGTATTAACGTATACTCCTTCGCTGTTCGTCCAGAAGAGCATCAACCAAGTGGTACTTGCAACTTCTCCAGAATTGATAACGCCACACTTCAATTGGTGCTTTCAAATGCTACTGTAGAAGGAACAAACACCGCAAAGGTAAGAGTTTACGCTACCAACTACAATGTATTAAGAATAATGTCGGGCATGGGCGGCCTTAACCTAGCACAATATTTGTTGCTAATCAGGGCCAAACAGTTGGCTGCCATATTAGATATTTGCTTACTAATATGGATAAACAGTGTAAAGCAAATATGCGATTTGTATAATGTCGCATTATATAACCAGCTAGTCTCTTATTGACTATTAAGTCAAACGGAGGCAACATTTCTAAATTGCGGGAAACTCCTTAGAGCTTTTTCTACTACTTTGTCATATGAAAATATTTCAAATACTCGGGGTAATGACCTAGAGCATAGTAATAACGAAAAAGATTGGAAAATCCGCAGCCAAGCTCCTAAGTGCGCTACGCAAGCATATCGGAGAAGGTTCAGAGATTATAATGGGATGGGTTTGAAAGAATTAGCAATTCTTAATGATAACTTAAGGTATAATCCGCCCTGTATAGAAATATATGGGATACTGCGTGCTTACTCAAATTAAGCGTGTGGGTTACAAAAATATATTAAAAATAAAAATTGATTATAATATTAAATTATAATCAATAACAAAAAATAAATGACATCTAACCTTGAAATAATCGAACAAAACATAAAAAGCATATATCCTAATTATGAAATAGTTTATATTCCAGGACATTATGCGTCATTAGGAAAAGATGCGAATATTATGAAAAATCCAATTTGGAAATTAAAAAACGATAATCTTGAATTTTTATTAATGTATTGTGAAAAAGATACCTTATGTAAATTATGTGATATAAGTTATAAAAAAATAATAGATTTTGAGACGGACTTAAATAATGGTAAAAAAATAACGTGGTTTAAATCGGTTAATGGATACATTAGCGGAACAAGCAAATTATATATTCATCAAATAATAACCGGATGTTATGGAAATGGTAGAGGAACCAAGAATATTAGTGTTGACCACATTGATAGAGACCCTAAAAATAATATTTTTGATAATTTAAGAATAGCAACAAGAGATGAACAAGAACAAAATAGTAAAGGTATTAAACCAGGCACCAAAAGAGAAAGAAAACAATCCGCAAAACCGCTGCCTTACGGTATAACACAAGATATGATGAAAAAATATGTTGTATATTATCATGAATGGTTAAATGTAGAAAAATCGAAAAGTCGCGAGTTTTTCAAAATCGAAAAACACCCAAAATTAAATAAAATATGGATTGGAACAAAATCAAATAAAATATCTATTAGTGATAAATTGTTACAGGCTAATAATATGATTGTTGAATTAGATAATTAATATTAAATATCCTTAAATTTGTCATAAACTTGCTTTCTCAATTCTGTATAATATAAATATCTTTCTTTAGTTAATTCGGTTTCATTTATTTTACAATTTCCGGTTGAGATTTGCTCAACATTTTTTTTTAAAATATTAGAATTAGGGTTTTCTTGAATTATTGTGTTATATATCCGGATAGTTTTCCACCCTTCTAAAATTTTTTCAAATATATATATTACTTCATTAGCAGTTGCCTTTCGTTTTTCGGTTTGTTTAATGTCCCGTCTCTTTTGTTTAATTAATTTATATTGTTGTTGTTCCATATAAATATTGCAGATTTAATCAAATATAAATTTAACGATTATTTATATATGGATATAGAAATAATAACAGGAGAAAAACTTCAACAATTAGCTGATATCTATTTAGGAACCCCCGATGATTTTGCTTATAATAATTTAATAAGTATTCAAAAACTTAAACATAATAACATTGGAAATTTAGTAGATTATGTTGATAATCCAAAAATTATTTTTTGTTATTCACATAGAGTAAAATTATTGTCTCAAAAAATAAAATTCTTTAAGAATCCGTTTGTTTTATTAACTCATAATTCAGACGAAAATATAAGAGAAACGCCAGAAATATATAAAATATTAAATACTCCAAATTTAATAAAATGGTACACTCAAAATTTATGTATGAAACACGAAAAACTACATTATTTACCAATAGGGTTAGCAAATAGTATGTGGCCTGGTGGGAATTTACAAATATTTAAAACTTTAGATACTAATACTTTGCATATAAAAACTAAACAAATATACTTTAATTTTAACATTAATACAAATTACAATAAAAGGATGGCGTGTTATAATACATTTTATTCTAAAATTCCTTTTTTAAATCGCATAAGTCCAACTGAGAATTTGATTAGATTAAAAGAATACGCTTTTTGCTTATGTCCTGAAGGTAATGGAATGGATACTCATAGATTTTGGGAATGTGTATATTTAAAAGTGGTTCCTATTGTTATAAATAGCACGTTTATTCAACATATTAAAGCATATAATATCCCAATGGTAATTGTTAATAAGTGGGAAGATTTATTCAATTCGAGATTGAGTTACACAAATTATGATTTTAATAATATTAAAATCTATGTATCTGATTTTATAAAAATGATAAAGTAAATATTTTCAAATCGTATAAATAATTTATTTGTCGACAATAACCAATATAAAAATAGACACTAAGTAATATAATGGGATTATCTAAAAATAATGCGTGTGATTGGACTATTTATAAATTTATCAAAAGATTATGTGGATGTTGTAGACACAAGGACCCATCGACAATAGTAGAGTATGCGTCTCCGTTATTATTATTAGATGAAGATTGTAAATCGTCTAACTATGTGTTTGTTATTTGAATACTTAATTTTACATCAATAAAAAAATAAATATAATTTATTTTTTTATTTACAATTTTACAAAACTTACACACTAACTTAACAATTTAACAACTATTAAATAATCTATTCATATTAATAATTTCGGGTTTGTCTGTGTCCGATGTGAACAACTTCATAATTTGACTATCATCGCGAAATCTAACTGTATAATCTTGTTGGTATTTGTTTCTTCCAACACGACCCATTGCTTGTATAATTTTTTCTTGAGTAAGTTCTAAATCTTTGCTTAAATATCCGTGACAAAATTGATAATTTGTGCCATAAATATAATCGCTTGATGCGATGATTAGATATAATTTTTGTTCATCCGCAAGTTTTTTCATTATTTCAGTATAATTAATGTTTTCGTGGTTTGTGAAAACGCCGATACCCATTAATAACAATACTTTCCAACTATCGTTGACTCCTTGTAATAACATTATTTTATTTATTAAGTCTTCACTAATATTACTTGAAAACGCGTTTTGTGGATTTAATTCTCCTGCCCATTTTTGTATATGATTTAATTTATTTGGAACAAAACATTCGTTTAATGTTGCCGTTTTAATCATAGACCGAAGGGTTTCTAATTGAGACGATATTTTTAAAGATTCGGTTTGTGTTTTTGAAGATGATGGATCACGATTACATTTATGGTCGTTTTTGGCGGTGGGTTTTCCCCCTTTATCTGTATCTTTATTGGTAACATCCTTATTGCTAATATCTTCTAAATCTTTTTCTAATTTTAGTATTTTATCATTTATTGAGTTGTTAAATTCTATTTTTTTTAAAATATCATTCATAATTTGAATAGGTATATTTGCTTGTTGAACGCAAAAGTTCGATATTTTTTCAACATTATTTGATAAGAATATGGTTGGACCATCTGTTAATGTGTATGCGTCTTTTGTTGTGAGATATATGGCACAATTATCAGGTGTTTCTGTTACTTCAGTATTAATTGGTTTAGTAGGTATATTTGGTTCGCTGGCAAGTCTCAATAAAGGAACCCCTTCAAAATTACCACAAGTTGTTCCTGGACCCAAACTATTAATTTTCGTTATTTTATTTCCTTTTGAATTTATTGTATTATTTGGTAAGATACGTTTTTCTCTTGAGTTTTTAAGAGTTAAGTAAATAGAACCCCATAATCCAGGAATAATATTTTTTAGTAAATTTAAATAATATAATTTAATATTTTTCATATCGATATCATCAAGAGACCCGAACGAACGTTCTATTTTAAATCTTAATTGTGTATAATTATTGTTTTGGACGAGCATTATAAATCGAATAACTTCTTTTAAATCGAAATATCTTAATAATGTTAAATAGTTCTCACAATGATTAACAATTTTTAAAATCTCGTCATAGTCTTGACTTAGATAGTGTGGGAGAACAACATAACCATTATTATTTATGATTGGAATCGATTTTTTACAATCGTTACTAACAATACTAATTATATCCGCGTTTGGAAATTTAGATTTAAAATCGTTTGTTGTATCGGTTAATTCGTGTAATTTCGGCAATGTTGCTGAAGATAAAACCATATTTTCTATTAGGTTTTCACTCCAATTTTTTTTAATAATTGCGTGAAACTCGTGTTCGGCATAATCGAGCGTTATGGTTGGTTCATCCCAATAGACTATTAAATTTTCGGATTTATTAAAGGATAACATATAATACATTGCTGGCAAATAAGATTTAATATCACATATCATGATTTCGACTTTATCTCCAATACTATTGTCAACCTTCCATATTCCTCCAGTTCTTTTATTCTTACTAAATTCTTTTGCTGAGAAATAATGGAGACGAATATCGTCGGCACTATCACACCCAAACGCAAAAGCAACCCTTTTATTAACTGAAATCGCGGATCTTGCTAATGCTAACCCAACGTGTCTAGCAGCACAAACAAATATTATTTTATTTTGTTCTGATAGACCTATTGGAGTAATCGTTTTTCCGGTTCCTGTAGGTGCTATATATAAAATTAGTTTAGGGGTTGATTTTTTACAAGAAGTAATTATTTCTTTTTGATGTTCGTATAACATCATGTCTCCATACTTAATTAAATTGGGGTTTTTCTCAATACATTCAACTGAATTTTCAATTATTTTTTGAATAGATATAACATCCTCTAAATTATGTATTATTTTGTTTGCGATTTCTAAAATATGTCTATTTATTAAAGGAACCGTGTTTTTTAATAGTTTGTAAAGAGTGAAATAATAATATTCCATTTTCTTGCTGTTTTTGGATTGATATTTAAGTATCTTTTCAATCTGTTCTAATAGAACATATTCATAAATATTACTTTTATCAATGGTAGTTTCAGTATTTTTTGTAATTCGAATAAGGTCCGCTTTTTTTAAAACCGGATTCGAATTTACATTCAACTTTAAATAACTTGCCTTATATTTTGAAATAAATTCGGTTATTTTTTCCCGAAAATATTTGTTAAATATAAAATCTTCCATTTTCTCACCATATTCAATTTTTAAAAAGGTAAATATCGAATCCGTTTTATTGTATCTGACATTCACATCGTTATTGCCTTTAATTATTAATTTAAGGACTTCAATTTCATCTTGAGACACAGGCATTTCGATTGTTTCCCATTCGGATTTGGTAAGTTTTTGTTGATTTAGATCCATCTTTTTAAGTTGTCTGTTATATTATTTTAATTTAGTTGTTTAAATTGTTTTCATTTATTTCTAAATCAATTTTTTTTAATTGTATAACTCTTTTACGTTATCCGAATGTGTTACCGAATTAGTTATAAAAATTGAAATGTATTTTAATTAAGTTTTAATAGTAAATAAAACAAAACACACATAAACACAGACACAAACAAAATGAAAACTACAATTATATCTATTGAAGGAAACATCGGTTCTGGTAAATCTACATTATTCGAAAAATTAAAAGTTTATTTTGCGAATAATAAAAACATTATATTTGTAAGAGAACCTGTTGACATCTGGGAAAGTATTCAAGATGAAAACGGAACAACTATTTTAGAAAAATTTTATCAAGACCAAATAAAATATTCGTTTTCGTTTCAGATAATGGCGTATATTTCACGTATAAATTTATTAAAAGAAACCATCAAACAACATCCAGGCGTAACTATTATAACTGAACGTAGTTTATATACCGATAAAATGGTTTTTGCGAAAATGCTTTATGATACTCATAAAATAGAGTATATCAATTACCAAATTTATTTAAATTTGTTCGATACATTTAAAAACGATTTTAATGTCGACAATATAATATATATAAAAACGGAACCAGATATTTGTTATAATCGAATTTTAAAAAGAGCCAGAAATGGAGAAAATAATATTTCGTTGGATTATTTACAATTGTGTGATACTTACCATAATAATATGGTAGACACATTAGAATGCGATAAAATAGTATTGAATGGAAATGTAGATATTTATGAAAACGTCTCACAACTAAACGATTGGATATGTCAAATCCATCAAATTATTAAACAATAAATTATTTACGAATTATATAAATTAAAGTAGTAGTAGAGTAGTAGTAAAGTAGTAGTAGAGTAGTTAGCATTTTTTTATCAATTTAATAATTCAATATGGGTTATGTTAATGGATAATTCCACCAAAATAATAAATATCCTGAACCAGCAGAACCAGTAGTGCCGTGTACACGAGACGCGCCAGCACCACCTCCATACTGAGTAGTATCAATAGATGAAGAACCTGAACTAGTTGTTGCTCCACTTCCACCTTGTATCCATGTATTTGTTGGATAATTACTTGGAAACCCATCGTAAGATGGACCCGAGGGGGGCACATAACTATTACCCCCCCCTCCACCACCAAAATAATTAGTTAATTGGTCTGGAATACTATTAAACGAAACATACGCACCCGACGGATCAGAATAATTACCTCCTCCATTACCACCTACATAATTGACAGAAGAACCACTAGCAAGAATACAACCGGTGCCTGATTGTCCGGGTCCTCCAGATA